CCTTAATGTGCCAATTATATTTAACGTCTGAAATGGAAGACGGAGGTCAAGTCGGGCTGACTACTTAACAACTGCGCTGTTTATAACAGCAAAGATGTTCAAGTCAGTAAGTGTAAACGTAGTAGACGCAAACGCAATTGTAAACGTTTGTCCTACAGCGCTACAGATGACATTGTATAGAAATACGGGAGTTGTAGAGCTAGTCAAGGTGGAATTAAACAAAAAGGTGACCGCCGCAGTGGAGCCAGTGGTAACCGCAGATGTAAAAGATGAACCGCCGAGAGCAAAAACAAGCGAATATTGTCCAATTGTATTGAACGCAATTGTACTCGAATTTGTAACTGCGACTAATCCAGCTCCTAAAAGTACAGGAGCCGATCCAAAAGGCGTGCTAGCTGCAACACCTACCGAACAAGTTAAATTTTGCGCTGAACCAAACAATGCACTCCCTAAAAGAGGTTTGTACAGTGTCACATCATAAGATGCCCAAAGTTCACCGACAACAGTGCCAGTGGTCGATGGTAGTCCAGTGGTGGCCAATTGAAAATTCCCTACATCATAAAACCTTTGATCTGAAGTGGCAGAAGCAGCCAATGGATTTCGGACGTAAAACATACGTTGGAGCGACTCCATAGGAGCACACTCAACCGCATGTAACATACTCACACTAGGCTTAGAGCTTGTTGAGTATTGGGCATTTTCAAGGGCAAGTTTCGTGATGAAAGGCGTGTCAATAGCGTCATAGTCAGTTGCCATACTGACGGTTCCAAGTGCGCCACCTGATGTGGTATCAGATGACATAGTCCTATACTCGAAAACGAGGCCATTGAATCTGTACTGCTGAAAGTTCATCGCAATACCCGCCAACCAAGGGAAAAGTTGTGCATTACCAGCATTGATCGCATTGGAAGTATTAGTGAAGGCAGTCGGGGAAGCAGGAACAATTACGTCACGGATGTACTCACGATGGCAAATTCTTGTTTCATGTCCTTGAGAAGCAAACCCGGGAATTTGGGTTCCTTCCGGCAACGCGACACCAGTTTTCATAATACTGTTGTTCTGGACTCTGTAGGTACCAAAGCCCAACAACTTAGCGATTTCACCACCAAGATACTTACCAGTATAAGCTCCGACCTGGGACGCACCAGGAACTCCAGTAACGGCGCCTAAAGCACCTAAACCGGTAGATCCGATGTTGGCAAAAGATCCTTTAGGGATCACGGAGTTCATAAAAGGAACTATCTTGTCAGTGTAATAACCACCTTTTCCTTGTACTTGCGGTACAGAATTTTTCTTGTTTTTGTCATTATTTGAAGTCTTTTTGTTCTTGTTACGAGTCATTTCAACGTTGGTTGTTTTTTATTATGGCCCGCGGTGCGTTGACGCGCACGGCTGATGTGGGGAGTGTCGCTAATACTCACGCAGTCCAGAAGTCGCTAATTTCTTTCCCACGCATCTACCCTTGAAAGACTAAATTAATAGTCTACATTGCACAACTTATCAAACACAGGGTGCTGTATGTAAGCCGGCAAGCTGGTGATTTTGCTCAACATCAATTCTACTTCATGTATTTCCGAAGCGGAGATCGCATATCTCCCAAAAATTGCGGAACAGGCCTCGTTTCGACGAGGTGAGCAGATCCCTAATTTCGGTTTCCAACTCTCCTCTAAACCAGTCAAAGCCTTATGGTTTTCTTTTCCCAATCTCTGCAAGGTTGATACAAACCGACCCAATATAGGATAGTCTGGGGGCAGCTGTTGATACGAGCAAGACAGTGCATAAGCACAAGCCTTGACAGCCTCTTGCGGAGTGAGATGTCTCGTAATACCTCGAACACGCGTGGTAGTGATTGTAACGGGGTCTTTTAAAAGTTTACCAAGCTTAATACAAGCAGAGGGGAGAGGAACCCAATAATACTGAGTATCTCCCTGGATCCACCAACCTTTAAGGAAGGTGATTTGACTCAACTCTTGTTTAGCCAAGAACTTTACTTTAAAACCCAAACACTGTCCAGCCTGTTCAACTGAAAGATTTCGATTGAGCAACCAAAATAGCCACATAGTTATCGTTGAAAAAGAATTGTAACAAGTAGTAGACGTGATGCCCGTAGGCATTTGCGTTCCACAAGATCCTTTAACAAACAATCTGTGCTTCCTCGCAGTGTAACCAGACGAGCAAGCACGGTAAGCCATTTCGATGAAATCCTCCGGAAATCCTAAATACTCTTGGATTTTCTTTTGGAAATGAAGACAAGGGCCGTCATCTTGGGTGTGATCAAAAGCAGACTGGTCGGCTTCTCCAAAATGATCTTCTCCATTTGCAAATTGGCCAAAAGAGACAACTGAATCATCACCAGAGACTACAATCGTAAAACAACCGTCTAAAAGCATTTCAGCAATTTCGCTAAGTTGTTCTCCGGTGTAACCTGCGGCAAAAACTACTCTTACAGTGTGGCCACAGAAGGAAAAAATGTGTCCATCAAAAGCACTGTGCATGATAGAATTCAGTTGCCTAGAGAATGGGGACATATAAGCATGAATTTCAGGAGGCAGGTTTTGGATTGCACGGGGTTTCATAGTTAACACCCCGTTGACATCTTTTATGGTGGACAAAGTTTCATTCCACTTCAAATTGATTGTCTTGCGCTCCAAAATTGATCTACCTTGAACGACATCATGCCAAGCCCGGTCCAACCTCTTACCTTTTTTGCCCATCAGTCGGAAACATTCCTGACGGGACAAGAGTTCTTCAGGATGAGGACTGAGAACCCCACATTCAATGATCAGACAAGCCATTCGTTTCCAGTTTTGATGACGGACACCTTCCGAAAAAGGATTTTCAGAAAATGGGTCATTGTGTAACCTGGTTAGGATAGCTGCAAGGAGGTTCTTTTCATTGTTTGCAGGTTGGTGTAAAATCCGATTAGTGATTAGAACAGGATAGAGTCCTTGAAACAACTCCTCAGGTTCCAAAAGATGCAATGCTTCTGCCGGTGTACAACTAGCACCATCGACAAAAATTTGAATCTTGCCTCGAAACTTCTCAGGTTCAGATGTGATTCGGGTCGTGTAGACAGGAAGGCGGAGCCCTACGGGCCACGGCTCAACGCCTTGTCTTGACACTTCCACCAGCTCTCCAAAAGAGTAAGCCTCAAAAAACTCCCTAATCATCGGGGTAAGGGGCTCAATCCCCCTACGGCCTCTCGATACGAAAGACGCAAACGCTCCATTCCACCATAAATGAATTATAAGCGCAAGAATCCTTCCTTCCACACACCACCGTCTGACTGCTTCCAACATTAGATGCAATAGGACAACGACAATAGCCTGCAGGATGTACTTGGGTCCACGTGAGCAATTCCGAACGAATTCAAAGAGAACCCCAGAACAATACAATTCAGGAACTGCATAACTGAGACTTTCTTCGAACACCGCTGACTCCACTGGGAAGTCTCTGAACAGAGCGGCGTTCATATGAAGTTTTTCTTGAAACCATTTCCAGACTTTGATCACATCTGTTACGATCCGATCAAACGGCAAAAGGCGAGAACCAAGATAACCTCCAATAATTACAACCCACGTTAAGAACACAAACATGACAACGCGAAAAATCCATCGAAGAATGAACGTGCCGTCCCATGGTGCGACTGGTGTCGCTCCACGCATTGAAGAAAGAAGGACTTCAGATTCATAATCTGCTTGCCGGTATTCTGTAAGCTCGGCAGTGAGTTCCCTTCTTTTCCAATACATACAGGCCTTGACAGTGTTACATTCAACTTCCGTATAGAAAGTCAAATATCTCGTTTTCAAAGCCCGCATGGTATGATCAGCGTCGAACATTCGACGAACCTCCATCATGAGTGTGTCCAAAATTTGTCCGTTCGGAGTTTTCACGGAAAATTTCGGCCCAAGCGAAATGACTGTTGGAAAATGTACTACCCCAACTTCAGTGAGAGTGGATTCGAAAGTGACCTTTTGATGAGACCACAAATAACTACAAACCCGCTCAAACCAACTCCTCCTTTTGATGGCGATGCTTCGGATAATTGGCTCACGAGGCTCGGTATTCAAAAGGTGTTGGGCATTGACCAGTTCTGGGGCGATTCTACACAAAAAATAGGGCCCAATTTGAGACAAGGGCGTGACGTCTACCCCACCGATGTTTCGCGATTCCGCGATCCAATTTGTGTCAGGGTGACATGGATAATTTGTGTTTACAGAATCAGGCGAACTGACAATGTAACCTTGGTCATTTCGATAGAAAACCTGCTCAAACTTTCCGCAACCAAAATCATCTGCGCCAGCTTCCCCGACAAACAAGCGGTTGGCGACGTAGATGTAGCCTGGACGGCTAAAAGGAAATAAATTGATTGCAGAATAGCTTGAAAACGCATCTGTGGGATGTAATCCAAATTGATAGATGTCCTGAATAACGACCAAATCATAAACACCCAAGTTGTTTGTCTTGGCAACACCGAGAGAACGTGCATTGTCGCCCCTGATAGGTACATCGGGGCCCACAGTCCAATCGACGCGCAAGACACTACTTGAGCTTACGTTTCGGCCACCAGAACGAGTCAATCCAAAAGGACCGGAAGTATGCGGGTTGAATTTTAAATTCCTACTACCGCCAAACCAGTCCAGAACAGTCATGACCCTTCTGTTGACACCTTCTTTGACAAGAATACATCGGATGGTTTCATCCCTACACACATGAGAGATCGAATGCGGATTAAGGTTAGACTCAACCAACCTAATCGGAATGCCATTACGACCACAATAATCATGCAGTTGAACATCATACTTAGACACAGAGTGCTGATAAGCTCTGGCCCAAGCTGCGATGTCTTTTAAAACGGGGACAGGTTTCGCCGTCTTTTTAGATGTGACAGTCGTAGGGCTACTAGAACGGCTACCAAACCCACTCAGCCGAGCTGAGGGCGGATTTGACGGAGGTCGAATAGCTCTACCTCGCTCAACTATCAAAGCGAGTGCATCCACCTCTTTTCCCTGAGATGAAGGGGCCCCACTTACCTGAGGACTTGACGGGTCTTTTTTGTTCGGACCTGGAGCAAAAGGCTCTACCCGGCCGCGCTTGCGACGAGGTGGTTTACGCTTTTTTAACGTAGGAGAACTCTTATTAACAATTGGTGAG